AGTCTTGCGCTTTTCGAATGGTCCGCGGCAGAAGGCGCAGCCCTCGACGATATGGAGGCACTTGCCCAGGCGAATCCGGCACTCGGCTACGGAATGTTGACGGAACGTGCTCTCATGGCGAACCGTGCGACATTCCCGGAAAACAAATTCCGCAGTGAATGCATGTGCCAGCAGGTAGAGACGATCATGAAGCAGCCATTCCCGGACGGCGCGTGGGATGCCGGCGTTGATGAAACGTCACAGATCGCGATGGACGCGGAGCTGTTCTTCGGAATCGATCTCTCACAGAATCGGCGGTGGACGGTCATATCTGTTGCCGGCATCCGTGAGGACGGTAATTTCCACATAGAGGTTGTGGACCGTCGGATCGGGACGGAATGGGCGATCAAATGGTTCGCGGAGCGGCAGACACGCGGCCCGATGAATCTTGCATTTCAAGGGCGCGGGTGTCCGGTCACAGGACTGGCAGAGCAGATCTGCACGCTGCCGAACATCAACCGGATGGCGATCGAAGGAACGGAGCTTTCCGCCGGATGGGGAAGGTTCTGGGATGGCATCGCGGCATCGGATCCGACAATGGAAAGAGGCGGGACGAAGATCTTCCATCTCCCGCAGCCGGTTCTGGATATGCCGGCCAAAACAATGCAGCTCCGGAACCTTGGCGGAGGAGTGGAGCTGCCGGACAGAATGAAAAGCCCTGACGATCCGTCTCCGTTGATTGCATGTTTTGTGGCATATGCGGCGGCGACACAGGTGAAAAAGGCAGATAAAAAGATTTATGAAAGCGCGTATGCGTCCGGAGGGTCGCTTATGTTCGCGTGACGGAGGGCAATTTAATGCCTGTAATTTCGAGACTCCGAAGGCTATTCGGACAAAACATTTATTATACGGTTTCGCCGGGAGAAATCCCGCACGTAGCATCTATGTCTGCGAGGGAACTATACGCCACGCAGGCTAATCTGCATGCTGTCGTTTCCTTTCTGGCTGATTCTGTGGCACAGCTCCCGCTCAAAGTGTACCGGCGCGACGGAGAGAACGACCGGCAGCGGGACCGTGACAGCGCGGCGGCGAAGCTGATCTGGAGACCGAACGCGGATCAGACATCCTATGAGCTTGTAAACGCGATCATGGTCGAACTGCTCCTAATGGGATGCGCGACGCTCTGGATCCTTCCGGATCCGGACAGCGACAGCGGCTACCAGCTGCGGAACATCCCCCGCGAATGGATCGAGGACACGAAGCGAGAGACAAATTATGCTCCGGACGTGCTGCGGATCCGCACAGAAAACAGCAGCAGAACCTTAGAGATCCCGCGGAACGAATTTGTACAGTTCCGGATGTATTCTCCGGGCAATCCGGGCGGGTATCAGTCGCCGATCGCGGCGCTCCGGCAGACTCTGAGCGAGCAGATCCAGGCGGATAAGTTCCGGACGACAGTATGGAGATCTTCGGGAAGGTTCAATGCCTACATAACGAGGCCGAAGGATGTCGCGCCATGGGATGACGAGACGAAAAAGAAATGGCTCACTGCATTCCGGGAAGGATGGGGCATAGGCGGAGAAAACGCCGGCCGGATGCCTCTGCTGGAAGACGGAATGGAGATAAAGCCGTATCAGTTCAACGCCAAAGAGGCACAGTACGCGGAGACAAAGCAGCTGTCCCGAGAGGATGTGGCTGCGGCATATCACGTCAATCCCTCGCTGATCTGGCACACATCGACGCAGACTTATGCATCCGCAAAGGATAACGCACGAGCACTATATGCTGACTGTCTCGGCCCGGTGCTGCAGATGCTGCAGCAGAGGATCAATTCGTTTCTGCTCCCGCTTGTCGGCGCAGATCCGTCTACTTACGTAGAATTTGACCTCACGGAAAAGCTAAAAGGATCTTTCGAAGAGCGTGCCAGCATCCTGCAGGCGTCTGTCGGCGGTCCGTGGCTCACACGAAATGAGGCAAGAGCAGACAATAACCTCCCGCCGATTGAGGGCGGTGACGAGATCATCACGCCTCTGAACGTACTCACAGGCGGACAGGCATCGCCACAGGATACGCACATGGATCCGGCGGAGCCGATGACATCAGAACCGACAGAGCCGAAGAAAATAGATCTGACGAAGCTGAAAGCAAAACCGGAGCAGATCCGCGTCAAAGCCCGTTCGACCAAAGAGGAAGACGAGCAGATGGCAGAGGCTCTAAGGAAATTCTGGAAGCGCCAGGCGAACAGCGTACTGCCGAAAATAGGCGCGAAAGCAGCTGAATGGTGGGACGCGGAAAGATGGGACAGTGAACTGGCCGAGGACATCGAACCGCTTATAAACAGATTCGCGGATGCTCACGGCAAAGAGACCGCGGACGCGATCGGCTTCGACTATGACACGAGCGTCACACGGAAGTATTTGAAAGCGCTGTCCGAAGCGCGTGCCAAAGCCATAAACGAAGCAACATTGAAGAAGCTCCGCGCAGCCCTGGAAGATGCCGAGGATGAAGAGAACACTCCGCAGCATGTCTTTGATGTCAGAGAAAGCAAAGACAGCTTAACCTTCGGAAGATCGCTGGCACTTGCCGCGGCGGGATGGGCATCCGTTCACGAGGCTCCGCAGCAGGCAGAGCGTCACGGCATCCAGAAGACTGTCGAGAAGATGTGGGTCACGGGAGAAAATCCAAGAATCGAGCACGCAATGATGGACGGTCAGACGGTTCCGATCGATGAACCGTTCTCCAATGGCTGCGAGTGGCCCGGAGATGAAAACGGAGATCCGGACACGACCTGTGGATGCAACTGTTCAACAGAAGTAATCATCACAGTCGGTTAATTCAAAAATAACGGATTATTTGTAAAACACGGGAAATCAGTTCAAAAATAACGGAATTATTGTATGAGGTGACAAAAATGGCACATCTTTACAAATCTTTCGAGATTAAGTCAGACGAATCGACCGGTGAGATCACCGGTTATTTTTCTACCTACGACAGGGAACCGGACAGCTACGGCGATGTGATCGCGCCGGGAGCATTCGCGGACACGATCAAAGCCCGAAAAGAATCCGGGCATCCGTTCCCGCTTTGCTGGAACCATGATCTTGATCAAATTATCGGAACGGTAGATCCGGACAATATCGAAGACACTGAAAAAGGCCCGCTGATGACAGCGAGCTTTTTTAATACTCCGCTTGCCCAGGAAAAGCGGGAGATCGTCAAAAGCGGAGCGGTCTATCAGTTCAGCTACGCCTATGACGTAAGAGAATCCGGACCGGTCGAGCTGGAGAACGGCATCAAAGCAAATGAGCTTCGGAAGCTGGATCTTTTTGAGATCAGCATCGTGCCGATCCCGGCAAACCAGAATGCCGTCATGACCGGCGTCAAGGGCGAGGATCCGGAGAAAAAATCCGAAGAACCGGAAGTCAAGACCGGGCGGAGAAACCGCAAATCTGACGAAGACATCATCAAACAAATCATTTCCCTCGCCAATCAGCTTCTGAATGACGAGGTCAATGACGCAGACGATCCCGGCAACGGAGAGGACGAAGCGAAGGCCAACGCGGCGGCGGAGGAGCCGGAACAGAGCAATCCGAAGAAGGACGCACTGCTGGAATACATCAAAAACATGAAAGTGGAGGGCTAAGAAATGACTCTTAAAGAAGAGCTGAAAGCCAAAAAAGATGCCCTCGCCGCGCTGAGAGAGCGGATTGAGGCAAACGAAGCCGAGGCGATCGCGGAGGGCGAGAAGCTGCAGGCTGAGATCGAAACCAAAGAAGCCGAGATCGCGAACGCCGAGAAGAAAACGGCGCTCCTTAACATCATCGGCAAATCCGAAAAGGAGGATGAACACATGAGCGAATTCAAAGAATTCCTTGAGAAGGCGAAAGCCGTAGACAAAAACGAAAAAGGCTGGAGCGTAGCGACTCACATCAAAGCGGCGACCGATGTCGTCACTGCTCCGCAGATCGCGGATATCGACAGAAGTGTCGCTCCGCAGCCGAAGAGAGTGGCAGCGGCTGACTATTTCAGCAACGCTACGATCAGCGGAAACGCGATCACCTATTTCATGCAGGGCGCTTATGAAGGCACGCCGGCAGTGACAGCGCAGGGCGCGAAGAAGCCGCAGAACAGCACCAGCTTCGCACCGACCACGCTTCCGCTTTCCAAGATCGCGGCGTATATCAAAGAGACCGACGAGATCCTCTGGGATGCAGACTTCCTGGAATCCGAGGTCCGCAACAGCCTTATTTATCATCTTGGCGTCGTGGAAGATGGCACTGTCGTTTCCACGATCAACGGCACAAGCGGCATTCTGACCGCAACGGTCGGACAGAACGAAGCCCTCGCGGATGGCATTATCGCCGGTATCATGGCGATCAAGAACGCGAGCGCTTATGACGCCTCTGTCGTTATCATGAATCCGGCGGACTTCCTCGCTGCTATGAAGGCGAAAGACTCCAACCAGCAGTATTATGGCGGCGGTTACTTCTCCGGCGCTTACGGTAACGGCGGTTACGGCGTACCGACGGCGATCTGGGGCGTTCCGGTCTTTACCTCTTCCGCAATCACTGCAGGCACCGCGCTTGTGGCGGCCCGTGAAGCGGTCAAGATCTGGAGAAAGGGCGGACTTGACGTCAAGCTCTATGAGCAGAATGAAGACGATGCGATCTACAACAGAGTAACTCTGATTGCTGAAGAGCGTCTCGCGGTTGCTGTTACCGATCTGAACGGCGTCTGCAAAGTATCCTGAGATAGCTGAGAGGGGGCGATCTGTATGATGAAAATTTACCTGGTAAACGGGTTCACAAGACAGTTCGAAGAAGGGACTCAGCCGGAAGGGGCTGTCGAAGTCAAGACAGAAGCCCCCGAAAACAAGGCTGCAGCTGCATCGACCAAAGCTAAGAAACCGGCGAACAAAGCGCGCAAGGCGGTGACGAAATAATGGCACTTCTCACAACATGGGGCTACACGCTCACGGGCGTTGATTCCCTTGAAAACTTTATGACCGTTGAGGAGTTCGACACGTTCACCGATCGGAAATACAGCCGGAACTATGACAAGATCAGTGCGGAGATTTCCGCAGCATGTGCGGCGGTCCGGAATTTTGTCGGATGGCATCTCGGGCCGTCACTCGCTTGCGAACTGTCAGCGACGTTCCTTGATCAGAGGGTTTCGAGGGTCGGAGGCGATGCTCTCATCCAGCTTCCGGCCCGGTACGTGACCGAGGTCGAATCCGTACAGATTGACGGGACGGAGTGCGAGGCATATGTGCTCGATCCGTCCGGCCTTCTGCGGGTGATCGGCGCGTGGCCATCGTCATATTATGCGCCTGTGAAGGTGGCATACACGGCAGGCCTTCCGGAAGTGCTGATGGCTCCAATCAAAGAGCTGATAGCGCACCGGGTAACGCATGCGGTCGCGGTTCCTTCGGGGATCACCTCGGAGGCATCCGGCGGCGTGTCGGTGACATATAACGCGAACTGGATCAACAACAGCAGGGCGACGGCTCTTGCCGGTGACAACAAAGAGATGCTGATACCGTACAGGGTACAGGGGGTGTTCTGATGCCTCTTATATCGTTTTGGACGCAGACAATCACACGGCTGAGACCGGCGAAGGACACATCCAGAGGCTCGACGATCTACGACTGGTCGGATCCGGAGGAGCTGGATATCCCTGAATGCTCCGTACAGCCTGCAGGCACAACGCTCTCACAGGACGGACGCGTGAAGGGCGTCATGGATGGACTGACTGTTTATGCTCCGGCAGACGCCGACATCCTTCCGGGCGATCGGATCCGCTTCGGCGGAAACGTCTACACGATAACAGGCGATCCGCTCATGTGGCCAGGAGCCGCACGGCTCGCACACATGCAGCTTAATTTGCAGAGGTGGCGCGGATGAGCGGGAAACTTACGATCAAGTGGAATCCGGGAGGCTTTGCGGAATGTCTGCAGGGCGTGAGCGGAGAAGTCCAGGCGGCTGCGGAGATGATCGCCGATAGGGCATCGTCTTACACGACAAAGGGCAGCGGTTTCCATGTGGAGATGACGAGCGAGCCTAAATTCCTGGACTCATCCTATGGCGTGACTCGTCCGGTGGCATATGTCGTTCCGGATGATGACGAGAGCGCGAAAGAAGAAGCGGAAGACAAGATACTCAGCAAGGCGGTGATGTGATGGTTATTGATCAAAGCATAGATGTTGAGGACGAGATCCGGCAGGCGCTGGACCCGTACCTGAAGGCGTATGTGCGACCGTTCCCGGCTGAGTATGATCTGCCGAACATTCTGATCACGCAGGTGGGCGGAACGACAGCGCAGACGATTGATACCTTTTCGGCCGTTCTGGATTCCAGAGCGCACACGGAAGCGGAGGCTCTCGGCTATTTGAACCGGGCGGTCGGTATTCTCAAACAGGTGGCAAAAGAGCAGACAACGGCTCTCCGCCATGTAACGGTAAACTCTTCCGGATCATGGGGCAATGATCCCGTGAGGCCGGATCTTGCGATGTGCTCGGCGCGGATCGAGGTTGTGGCACATCAATTCACTACGGAGGTAAATTAAATGGATGTAAAACTTGGCCTCGGTTTAGCAACTGGGATGTTTTACCATGCTCCGGCGGGTACGGCTCTGCCGACAGATCCGACGGAGACGATTCCGGCAACATGGAAGCACGTCGGCGATGTGTCAGACGCCGGAATCACTCTTGCGCTGAACAAGAGCACGACGAATATTAAGAACTGGGCGAACAAGATCAAGCGCGTCCTTCTGACGGACCACTCCGAGACGATCCAGTCTCCGATCATGGATACCGTGGAAGAGGCTCTGAAAACTGTCGTGGGCGAAAGAAACGTGACAACGGCGAACGACGTGATCACGGTCAATCTGTCCGATGGCGACCTGCCGCCGGAAGAGGCTTTCCTGTGGGTCATGAAGGACGGCGACGACATGATGATGATCGGATGCTCTCATGGGCAGGTTTCGGCGGTCGATAACGTCACCATGGCACCGGGCGCGGCGATCAACTGGACGCCGACGATCACGGCCATGGGCGATGACGGCTTCAAGTTCATCATGAAAGAGGCTTAATAATATTGATCATTCAACACCATTCGGGGGCGGTTTTTACCGTCTCCGATTTTTTTGAAGGGAGAAACAAATGGCAGAATTTACGCTCAAGAAAAGGGAGGAAGACTGGCTGAAGCTGAATGTCGGCGAAGACAGCTTCAACATCCCTCTTGCCAATAGCATGACATTCGACGAAGCCGCGCTCATGGAAAGCATGACCGGCGCGATCGGATTTTTCAAAAAGTACATCAAAGAAGAAATTGCGAACGCTCTGACGCTCGGCGACTGGAAGGATCTTATCACCGCATGGCGTGAAGCGTCTGAGAAGGTTATGAAACCGGGAGACTCTGAAACGGGGGAATCATAAGCCTCGCGAAAACAGCGATCGAGCATCGCGGGGCGATTGAACGCGATTTGCTGATGTACACAGGCCACGAGCTGCGGGACGTGGGCCGGACGATGTCATGGACGGCGTTCGCGTCGTTCCTTACTCATCTGGATCCGGAAGCGGCACTCGTCCGGGAGATCAACCCGGAAGGCTCGGCGTGGGCCACAACAGCGAAAACAAACGTGATATTAGCGGACATCTTTGACACGCTCGCGAATATCAATTCTAACCTTATAGCTTTGGGCACAGGAAGGCCGGCAAAACGGCCAAAGCCATATCCGAGGCCCATCAAGAAGCAGCCAGAAGAAGAGCGACACTTCGGACGGGATCCGCTCCCGCCGGATGAGCTTAGAAAGTGGTTCGAGGAAAAGAGGAAAAATGCCAGTAGTAGCAAGCGCAACCCTTGAGGTCACACCGGTCCTTGCAGGGGCGCAACAGTCATTAACTGAACAGCTGACAGGGGCTGCGGCACCTGCCGCCGAAGCTGCCGGTAAAGAGTCAGGATCGAAGCTGGGCGGCTCTCTGGTCAAAGGCCTGGCAACAGGCACGGCAGCGGTCGCCGGTGCGGTCGCCGGAGCGAGTGCGGCTATCATAGGAGCGACCGGAGCCACGGCGGAATATGGCGACCAGATCGACAAGGCATCCCAGAAGCTCGGCGTATCGTCCACATTCTATCAGGAATGGGAAGCGGTGCTGCAGCATTCCGGGACGAGCATGGATTCGATGTCGGCGTCTTTCAAGAAGCTGGCAACGGCGTCACAGGATGCGTCCGACGATCAGGTCAAGGCATTCGAAGCGATCGGGCTTTCCATGGATCAGGTCGCAAGCATGTCCACAGAGGATTTGTTCGCGTCTGTCGTGGGCGGTCTGCAGGGCATGGAAGAGGGCACAGAGCGCACGGCACTCGCTACGCAGCTTTTAGGCCGCGGAGCGATGGAAATGGGCGCACTCTTCAACACGTCCGCAGAAGACACGCAGGGAATGATCGACCGCGTGCATGAGCTTGGCGGCGTCATGGGCGAAGATGCGGTCAAGGCATCAGCAAGATACCAGGACAGCCTGCAGGACATGAAAACATCGTTCAGCGGGATCAAGAACGGCATCGCCGCGGACCTTCTGCCGGTCATGGCTGATTTCATGGACGGTGTGGGAGAATTTGTTTCCACAACGGACCTGTCTCCGATAACAGACGTTTTAGGCAGTGCCTTCTCGGCTCTCGGCGATTTCATCAGCGGAATCGATATAGCAGCGGTCGGCGCCACGATCCAGACGGTTGTCTCCGGCATCGGCG